TCTTCCCTCAGAAGTGTCGAGGTACATGCAAGATGTCATTCGGGACAAGGATTCCGGGTCTGTTACTGCGGCGTTTACTCGTGGAGAGGCTACAAAGGCGACTGCAACGGAGATTGCGGCGCTGGCAGCGTACACAACGAGTGAAATTGGCCGCATGGCTCGTGAAAGAGACGCGGCAATAGAGGAAATGGCCAAGATTTACGCCTCGATGGTGTCTCTATTCTTGGAAGAAGAGAAGGTTGCGGAGATTGTGATGCTCGATGGCAAGGCTTCTACTGTAAAACCAGAGGATCTCATTGGAGACTTCGAGATTTTCGCAGCAGACCAGGCCTCAACGCCTATTTCTGAGGCTATTCGCAACCAACGACTGCTTCAGAACGTACAAGTTCTCCAAGCACTGGGTGTTCCTAACGCCGCACTGCTCAAAGAGATTGTTCGCTCCATGCAATTGCCTGAAGACTTCCTTGAGGGGGAGATTATGCAGCAGGAAGGAGTAGGTGTCCCTGGCGCTTCCGCCGCTGAAGGACCACCCACCGCGCAAGACCTTGTAAACAACCCCACTCCAGGCAATGTGACTGATATGTTGATGGGCGGTGGCGTAGGATTCACACAGTAATGCCGTTGTTTGATTACTTCTGTGGAGAGCATGTCTATGAAGCCCTCTTTTTGCCGAGGGAAGAAGTCCCTGAGACGGTTAAGTGTCCAACCTGCGGGAAGCCTGCGGGTAAGCAGCTCTCGATGCCTGCCTCTACGCCTGGACGTTGGGGTGACCAGACGGGGAAGTTCGGGGTCAACGGTTTTTATGACCGTGGGCTCGGCGCTCGTTATCAGACGAGTATGCAAAGAGAGAAAATCATGGACGCCAAGGGGCTTGTGCCTGAATCATCGTTCGGGAAGCACCATGTCGAGGACTCGTTACAGAGACAGGCAGCCCACCAAGCGGGGCAGGACAAGAATATCGCACGTTATAAGGCCAATATGAAGAAGTTTGAAGGTGATAAAGCTCGCGCTATCGCTGAAACTTTCTCGGTGGCTGAGATGAAAAAGAATGGAACAATGGCGAAAGACGCCGCAAAGGAAGCATAATGCCCCAAGATATATTACCAGAAGAAGCTCAAATCCTTGAAAAAGCCGGTGCGCTGGACCAGTTAGAGGCAGATGCTGCCCAAGCTATTGGCCCAACAGGAGAGTTTGAAGTGAATGTACTAAACCAAGTAGTAGATGCGTTGAATCTGCTGATGCCCTCTTTTGGTTTGCCCGCATATCCTGAGTTCACAGAGGATATTGATGGAGACCTACCCGCTGAGTTTATCAAGCAGCTACAAATGGTGGCTGATGCCGCCACTGACGCTGGAATGGAGCGCCTGGCCTACGATATTGCAGAGATTGAGTCTGCCCAGGACATGGAAGACATTGCTGCAAAGCTCGATGTCCTCTCCAAGAATGAAGCCTTCATTACTTTCTTGCGCTCGGAGCGCAACGAAGCAGAAGAAGACGTAGAATCCCCCGTTGAGGCAGAAGCAGTAGTGGTAGATGAAGCCATCCCTGCTCAAGACCTTGAATTAATCATGGCCCAGAGGGCCTAAAGGAAGAGAGACACATGGAGACAACCGAGGCTCAAGCCGCCCCAACTCAGGACTCAGCAGCCGCCGAACAACCTGAAGGACAAGCAACCGAGTCTGTTGAAGCACAAGCACCAACAGAAGAACCAACCCACAGCATTGAGGACTTAGCATCTGCTGAGTTGGATTCAGAAGTATTCAAGGCAACAGAATCCCATAAGGGGATTAACTATCAGCAGGTAATTTCTGATTTACCAGAAGACGCACAGAAGCTTATTGCAAACCTGCGCTCTGATTACCAGCGTAAAACCTCGAATATCGCAGAGCAACGCAAAGCTATTGAGACTACTCGCGCCGACTTAGAAGCGCAACGCAAAGCAATGCTTGACTCCGATTTCTTCAATGACATTACTGCCGAGGCAGACAAGGAGCTTGGAGATTTCAATCCTTATGATGACAAGTCCTTTGAGAGCCGGATTCAAAAGGAAGTGGCAACTCGAATGAAAGAGATGCTTGAGCCTATGCGTCAACAGCAAGAGCTCCAGCACCAACAGATTCGACTTGATCAGTTCAAGGCAGAACATCCTGACTTAGATGGAATGAAGACTGATGTCGCTGCCGTGTTGATGGCAAACAAGCACATGAACCTTGAGCAAGCCTATTGGCAAGTAAAGGGAAAAGCCTTGGCGAATGATATGAAGAACCAGGAGGCTGAACTTCACAACTATAAGAAGGTGGCCCGTGAGGCTGGCTTAAAGGTTGGAGGTGCTTCTCGTGGCTCTGTTGGTGGTGTCCCAAAACACATCATTGAACGTGATGACCCGGTAGCGATTTACAACTGGATTCGCGACAATAAGAGCAAAGTGAAAATCTGAGAGTTGCAATGGGTGTTCCCCTTTGCTATTCTCCCTTTGAAGACGAAGCCCCTCTATGGATAAGCAGAAGTCATCCGGCCCCGTTTTAGGGATAACTGCTAAACTTCTTTATTATTCAATTACCTATCCATAGGATTCGTCTATCATGGCTATTCAAAACGATATTCTTAGTTCAACTGCGCGTGCGCGGTCTAAGAAAGCGTTGGACAACCTGTTCCAGACTGTACCTCTTCTTGATCACATCAAGAAAGCAGGTGGAGTTGAGATCATCAATGGTGGTCAACGCATTACTCGCGCTGCGATTCTCGCAGAGCATTCTAACATTACCCAGCTTGCTACTGGTTATGAGGCTGTTTCTTCTTCTGTGGCTGACGTTCTGCGTTCGCCTGAGTACGAATGGTGTGACTTTGTTGCTCCCATCGTAATCACGAAGAAAGAAGAGCTTTCCAACCGTGGCGAAAATGCAGTCATCTCGATTGCTGATTCTCGCATGAAGTCTGTCATTGGCATGCTGAAGCGTGAGTGGGAACTTCAAACCATCCGTGGAAGTTCTACTGTTCTGACTGAGCTTGGCTCTTTGAACGGTGTCAACGGTACTGGTGCTCCTGGTGGCGGTAACGCTTCTGGTTGGTTGGAAGAACTTGCTTTCGGCACTCAAGGCAACACCGTTGGTGGACTGTCCAAAACAACCTACGCATCCAGCAACTGGCAAAACCAGACATTTGATGTCGCCGCTGCTTCTAACTTTGCTGGTGACGGCCTGAATGGAATGGCTGAGTTGATGCTTCAAACTCAAATCTACGCACCCGAAGGGTCTGTGGACTTGATTCTTGCAAGCCCCACCTCGTACCGTCTGTACAAGAACACCTTGCAGGCTCAAGAGCGCTATATGCCGAAAGAGACTGTGCTTGATGCTGGTCGTTTGGCTTTGGCCTACAACGGTGCTTTGATGTACGTCGAGAACAATCTCGGCTCTCCATCTTCTGCTGCCGGTGGTGCTGATACCCCTTCGATGATGTTCTTAAACAGCAAGAGCATGAAGGTTGTATTCGACAGTGATGCTAACTTCTCGATGACTGACTTCGAGCACAAGAGTGGCTACGCTGCTCGTGAAGCACACATGTTCGTCCGCACCCAGATTGTTGCTGATCACCTTGCAAGCCTTGGTTTGCTCGTAAACGCGGAGGCGTAATCATGTCATTTGGACACTTAAATCATGGTAAGTCGCCTCTTGAGGTAGAGCAGGTAACCGGACAGCATTCGGATATTATTTCCTTTGCTTGTGCACAAGCCGTTAGTGCTGGCGACTGGGTTGATCTTGACGATAGTCAGTCTGATGAATCCCGCGTTGGCACTGTCGTTCAAGGCAATGGCACTGGCCTTTGCATTGGCGTAGCATTGGAAGATGTTTCCGCTGCAACGGTTACCGCTGGTGGTGCTGTTGTTCGTGTGTGTGTCGCAGGTTACTGCGAGGGCGCTCTGACGGACGGAAGTGTTGCCGGTGCTGGCGATACGCTTATTCCCTCGGGAGCAGGCGCGTGTGCAAAAGGGGCCCCCTCCGATGTGCTTCCCATTATTGGGTTTGCGCTTGAGAGCGATGGCGCTGGAACCACTGCTGACGTTTACATTATTCGTCGCTACTAAAAACAGCCCGCGAACTATGGGCGGGCACCTCTATTGGGGTGTCCGCCTTTTTTCTTAGGAGTAGAAGTGAACCTCTCAGAGATTAGAAACATGGTTGGGTCTATCGTAGACTATGACCCCAATGTTCAGACCTACATTGATGAGGTCAACCGGGTGGTGAACGAGATTTACCTCGACTTCTTTACCGACCGTCCCTGGAAGTTTGCCCAGGAGACTGAAGAGATTCAGGTCTACCGAGATGTGATTGTTGCAGCCACAATTACTCTTGGGGCATCTTCGGTCCAAGACATCATAACGAACCCATTCCTCCCCTGGATGGAGGGGGCAATTGTAGAGATTGTTGGAAACACAACCACAGCAGATAACGGAGAGTACGTTATCGCCAAATCAACAGCAGGAACCCTAACG